AGGGTTCCTTCCTTGTACCAAGCCCCATCCTAGGAGCAAGAAGTCTTTACCCTGTTCACTTTCGTATTTAAGTCTCATGGATCGTCCGTGTCCACGTATTTTTACTCTTGAAGTTATGACATCATCTGGATAGTTGAAGTCAGTCAAGTCATTGTTGTTAGGAAACAAAGGAAACTTTAGTCTATATATCTGTTGAGCAGTACCAAAGTCCTCAGCAAAGTCCCAAGCAGCAGAAATTTTTAAACCTGATGGTCTTACAGCAGTATACCCATCATTTTCGTTACCTGTAAATCCTGTCTCTGTTACTCTACAGTATGTTACAATGTAGGGTGCGTTCTTCTTAGTTACTAAATCTCCTGTAAAGTCATACCCTGTCTCAGCAAAAGAGGTGTAGTTTGTTGTTGTCCAATCAAGAAAAGCAATACCTGTAAATGCGCCAAAGGTTATCTTGTTGTTTGACCCTTCTCTACATATAAGAACAATAGCTGAGTCACCTGTGTTGGTGTTAGATATTTGTGTAGACACAACATCGTTACCGTTGGATAGGACAACATCGTCTGCTCCGCTGTTAGCTGTTACGTCTAAGTCTACTTCACTAGCGCCATACCCTGAGTAAAAGGCTACACCAACTATAGCGTCAGTGTTAGATGCTTCATCTGATATTTTCCAAGGAAAGAAAGCTTGAAGAGGTACGTCAAGAATTAAAAAGTTATTAAGTTTAGAAGCTACTGTCTCATCTTTGTTAGGGTATCCCCAGAATATTCTTTTATTGATAGCGTCATAAACAGCAGTTACTTTTAGTTTAGCTTCTGCGTCAATAGAATCCCAAAAGGTTTGAACAGTAGGAATAGTTAAGTTTTGTTCCTGACCTTGGCCTGACACTGGGTCTGTAGTAAGTGTGTGTATACCAAACCTAGACCACCAAAAAGGAATACCCTCAGCTTCCACAAATGTTTGAGGCTGAAGTATTCCAACTCTAGTAACTCTGTTGACAGAAAAACTGTTGGCTCTGAATACACCATCAATACCAGAGATTTGCCAGACACCATTCTCAGCAAATACAAAGAGAGAGTTTTGGTAAGCGTATAGTTTTTGTATCTTAACAGCGTCAGGTATTCTTATTAGGCCACCGTCTGTATCAAGAAGGTCTGCAGAGTACTCTGAAGTAGGGTCATTTTGTTGATGACATATACCTAAGTCGTCTACTGTTTCAACAAGTTTAGAGAAGAGTATTGTACCAGCATTTTCAGCACTGTCAATACCTGCGTAAAAAACTCTACCAGAGAAAGACTCAGCACATCTAAACCTAGAAACTTCTGAATCAGTCATCTTGGTTAGACCTGACAGACCCGATACTGAACCTCTGTTTTTAGTAAAGAAGTCTAAAATAAAGTGACCGTTACCTGTTAGTGTAGTACCACCGTAAATCTTTTCCCACTCTGCACTGTCGTAGTTACCGTCACTATCTTTACCTGAGTACCAAGGATGAGTAAGTCTTTTAGTTAGGTCTGAAGGAGCACCATTACCTGCGTCCCAACCTGCATTTTTTGCATCATACTTTCTATTTTGAGAAGGAGAACTGTTGTTATCAAAGTATGTACTTGTATTTCCTTGAAACTCAAAGTCTCTAATATCAAAGTTTACTTGAGTTACAGTAAATGTTCCTGAGCTATACTGGATAGCTATAGAGTTTATCTCAGGTGACGATACAACCAGAGTTCCCTTGATTGATGTAAACTGACACTTAGCTGTATCCGCACCGTTAGACCCAGACTGTTGGTAAGAAGCTAGGTTTACTGAGTTAGACTCCACTTGGTCAGAGTAAGGTAAAGCACCTTTGTTATAGAAGTAAAGTATAGCACCCTTTTGAAGAACCAAGAACTCTAGGTTGGCGTTACCACCTACGTTTACCCAAGAACCTGTAGCTGTTTGCTCTGCGTCACTAAGGGTAAACGAAGACAGAACATTACCTGTCTCATACTCTACACCTAAGCGTCTACGCCTAGTACCATCCCTACGTAGATCACAGTTCAGTTCATCAACAGAAGCACCTTCAGGAAATGTAAGTTCAGCAGCCTCAGTTATAAGACCCTTGACAAAGTTATTAGTTGCTTTCTGACTTAGACTTTGAGCCATTGCGTTCTTTCTCACGTTGGTCTGCGTATTCATTACGCTGAACAGTTTTGGTCTTTACCTTGTTTCTTAGGTAATGTTCTACAGCTTCTTTACCTTTTTGTAGGCTAGAGTATCTGCCAGATAGTTCACTTGGTACTGAACCCTTCTCAAACTTTACTTTAAAGAAACTGTATCCACTTTCTTCTTTACTGACATAAATCTCTGATAACATCTTATCAGACTTTATTACACAATGTTGGTTCACTGTGTCAATATCTATTTCAATCATTAACTTCTTCCGTACTGGTTTCTTGAAGCTAGTCTAGTTTTGTACTGATCATTTTGTACGTAAGACTTTAACCTACGTGCAGACTGTTCAACCTTGGGATCAGAGCCTCCCTTAAATAAACTCATGCAAGCTGACTTAGCTTCAGCCAGTAGTAAAGGCATTAGTGTTTGATCTAGGTCAGGCTCGAAAGCATCTGTTTGACTGAAGGTTGGGTATATAGAACAGAACGCTCTTGTTTTATTAGCTGCTAAATTAGCTTCTACTGCAGCATCATAAGCATCCATTATAATGTGGTTGTCATTGAATGAAGTGTAGTACGATGGGTCTTTATCGTTTCCTACAAATAGTTCTACAGACTGGTCAACGGTAGTTACTTTCTTAGCTGTCTCATCCATTCTGTCTAGGAACACTAAAGGTTCTACATAAACTATTTCTCTGTAGTCAGGAACAGAAGCAGTTCCTATGTTGTAGTCAAGACGCATTAATTGTTTTGTTCTTGCAGGGTACGTAAAGTGAGTAGGCTTTGCATTGTTAGTTAAAGAAACTAGAGGTATTAATTTGTTATGCTCTGGTATATCTCTAGCTGCAATTATATTGAAGTAAGTATCTTCTACTACTGAGGCTACCTGTTGAGCCTCTACTGTGTCAGAGATAGTGTTGACATCCTCTGAATCCATATCAGATAGAATAGACTGTACTATTTGTAAGAGATTACTTTTCATTATGATCCATCCACACAAACAACTATGCAAGCTTCAACGTGTGAGCTTGGTGCACCTGCACACGCTATCTTTATAAAACTTCCTGCTGTTACTGTGTTGTTCGATGAAGGTGATAGTGTATCTACATCACCTGCAGCAGAACCTGATTGAGTTATAGTAAGGGTTCCCATTGAAGAACCCGATGAATTAGTTACAGTAAATACAGCATCTCCACCAGATATAGCTGCTGTCAAAGCACTTTGTATTTTAGTTATAGTTCCTGCGTAAGGTATGGGTACATAAAGATTACTTGCAGATGAAATGTCTGGAAACTGAACTGTTAGTATTGCTTGTCTAGATGTCCAAGTACCTGAGCCAGAACCGTTAGCTAGGTAAACGTCACCACTACTTGCTGAAGCAACGCCTTTGGGTTCGTGTAAGAAAGGATCAGAAAGAGTAGAGTGGTTTACGTTTGCCATTAATATCTCCTAAGGAATAAGTAGGGTGCTCCCGAAGGAACACCCAAAGCTTTTAAGGCTCGATATACTCGATAACTAACTTGGCTTCACCAGCAGTAAATGCTGCTGTGCCATAGATAGCTTCGATGTATACATCTGCACCACCAACAGTGGCTGTACCACCGACTAGCGCACCGTCACAAGCTACAGCTTTGTCAGCAACAAGTGCCGCTACAGCTACGGCTGCGTCAATACCATCGGCATCAACTGCAGCACCTGCTTGGGTGTAAGAACCTACTGTCAAAGTAGCTGATCCACCTGAGGTGAAAGCTGTTGAGACAATAAGGTGAGCACCAGTGATGTACGAACCTGCTGGAATGAAAGCATCGTGATCTTGTGGAGTTGCCACAGATGAAGGAACTTCTGTTCCTGTGATATTCATCACCAATGATTTCTTCTGACTTGAAAGAGAAGTACCACGCTTTGCAGCAGTTCCCTGTTCACCTGCGGTAAGAACTTCTAGACCGTCTGCGTTTACATAACTCATTAATCTACCTCCTTACGCTACTGTTGGTTTCGTGATAACACGAACCATGTTTTCAGGACGATACAACTTGACACCATAACGAGCAGTTGTTACAAACTCGTGTCTTTGGAAGTCTTTGTTGTAGTCGTAGTCAACCTGAGGTTGCTGTCTAAACGCACCCACGAATGGATTTACAGACTGATCTGCTGAGAAGAAAATGTTGACTTTACCATTGGTAGATGAGTAGTCTACATTTGAACCAGCTAAGTCTGGTAGTGCGTTGTCGGTTGCGTCTGGTAGGAAGTTTGAGCAGTATACGTCAAACCCATATACGTTTGCAATAAAACGCATACCAGTTGCTATACCGTCACGAACTAGTCCTTCGAAACGTGGGTTGTTTGACACGTTTACGATGTTGCTCAATGTGTTAAGTGTGTACTCAACAGACGGATCAACGATGGCTACCAAGTTGCTGTCTGGAACGTTCTGTTTCTTCAGAGCGTAACGTGCATAAGCAAACTCTTTTAAGGAGATAACTTCCCCTGTACCAGTAGAACCAACACGCATTGAGATGCTGTTGATTGCTTCTGTTGAGTTAGCTGATACGCCAGCTTCAGGAGCAGCGAGAGTTGTTGTCTCGAAATGTTCCATGATTGCACGTTCTTGTTCAGGTACAAAGCGTGACATTAATTCTGAAGAATAGAATGTGTCTTGCTCTGCTTTCTTGGTCATATAAGTAGCTGATGAGAGATACTTATCAACTGAGAATGTAAAGTTACCTGTGTCTAGTGGACGGTAGGTAACAGCACTGTCCTCAGAGTAGTTGTCCACTTGTGCCTGCCCGATAGAAGGAATGTTGAAAGTGTTTCCGTCAGGAAAACCGTCAAGCATACGAACATATCTTTGTGCCATCATCTCTTCACGCAGAATATCTTTTAATTCTGATGAGTAGACCTGAGCACGTTGCAGGAACGAAGTGTTAGATGTGGTCATTGCCATGTCTTAGTTCCTTTAATTATGCACCAAACTTATCGCCAAGACGAGATTTGTCCTCGAACATTTGTTGTTGCGTCTTAGCAGAATAGTACAAGTTACGATTTTCTCTACGAAGTTTCTGATAGTAATTAAAATCTCTTTCCGTAGAGGATTGCATATTGACACCCTCAGTTCGAACTGATCCAGAAACCATAGGGTTAACAGGACGTTTGTTCTCACCAATAAGAGCGAAGAAGGCGTTAGGTGACTCAGCAGCAATATCACGTAAACGATCTATTGACATACCAAGCTCTTCAGCTTTCCTTTCGATTTGAGCCTTGGCTTCAGTGCCAAAACTTCCCTCTAGTTCTTTATCAACAAGTTGTAAGTTACCATTAACTTTGGCTTCTAACTCTCGCTGACCAAGTGTCTTTTCTACAAGGCTCTTCAGGTCTTCCTCACTAAAGTTTGCAGTGGTATTCTGGTCTCTAGTGCTACTGTTATTATTAGGCACTTCATTAGTCGCTGCAGTAGATTCAGCGGCCTTGGTCTGAAGCTGATCAAGAACTTCGTTTTTGTATTCCTGTTTCTTTAAGTCTTCCCTCATTTGGGTGAGTTGGTCTTCAAGATTTTTAATGTAACCATCGGCTTCTAATTTGCCTTTGGCTAACACTTCAGGGTCTTTCCAGTTCTGTCCCTTTGCCTGTACAAGTTTATCAAGAAAGGATTCCTGTGAAGGGGTTTCCTGTACTTGAGTCTCGTTGTTCTGATCTTCCTGTGTGGTTGCAGTGTTATCAGTAGTAAATACCATAGTTTTATTCCTTATCTAGGTTAATAAGATCGAGCACTTGGGTTAGTGCTCTGTTGTAGCCGATACGATCAGCCATTTTGTGTGACCAAGAAGTGCTGTCATAGTCAGCAGTAGTTGGCCTATCCTCAAGCATAGACTCAAGAATCTCTTCGAGAAGCAGAAGACTTTCTGAGTTGGACACAATCTTTTGTTTGATCTTGTCCTTGTCTTCTTGCGTCTTACATTTTTTAAACCAAGCGGCTTTCATTTATTTCTTTGGCTTCTTCTTAGGCTTTGGTTTCTTTTTAGTGTTTCCGTACATACTATAGCCCTTTCTCTATTGCTATTTGTTGTTCTTCTTCAAACTGTACTTCAGCTTCATTGGTCATACGTTGAGTTTCTAGTTGTTCAGAAACTGTAATGTTATCACCAAACAATGCTGGTTCACCTAACTCATCTGCTAGTACTCTAGCAAACTCTTTACCTGACAAGTGAACAGCAACAGTAGGGTCAGCTAGTTTAATCTGGTAAAGTTGTGTCAAGCTTTGTACTCTCTGTGCTCTTTCAGCAAAGTGTCTAGCACCCATAGGTATAATCTTACCATTAGCCATGATGTCTTCTTTTGTAATCTCTTCAAAGAAGAACACACCTGAGTCTTCATTAAGAACTCTGATTGTATCTGCGTAGTCCATGTTACGTCTAGCAGCTTCGATCATTCCGTTTAGGATAGGCTCTAGAAATACTCTCTCAAAGTGTGCAGTCTTGTGTTGAAAGATACGTCCTGCTGCAGTCATCAACTGCTGTACTTCAAAGGCTGTCTTCTCACCTGCACTACGGATACCCATAGCTTCTCTAGGTGCACCAGCCATCATTTCCATTTTGTTTTCTAAGTTCTGTATCTGGAAGTCTGCGTTTAGTGCTGTAGCGTCAGGAGCTAAGTATCCTACGTCACCCTCTTCACCCATGTATATACGTGCTGCTGGCTCAAAGTCGAAGTCCTCTACGTCACCTCTGATCTTAATGATAGGGTAAGCTATCTGATCAAAGACATCAGACTTGAGGTTCTCTAAGTGATCTATTCTATACTGCATACCAACAAGATTGTCAAGTGGCCCCATAGCATATAGATTGTCTGGGCGTTCTCTCCAACCTGCATGGTAGATAGGTGACTTACCTAACCAGCTAGGGTTCTGCTCATTGTAGATTACATATGCTCTATCTACAATAGTTATAACTCTGTTCTTGTGGAAGACTTTGGTGTCAGCATCATAGATGTCACCGTAGAATGTCATAAGCTCTACATAGTTTGACTCATAGTACTCGTTTAGGTTTGTAAAACCGTCTGCTATAAAGGCGTGAGACTTATCTATGTCAACATCATTACCGCTTACTGCAGCCCTGTTACCTACCATCTTCTCAAAGATTTTGTTTAAGTAATCGTTCTCTACAGTCTCTTCAATCTTTCTAGCTAACTCACCCATGCTCATCATGCTTCTGACAATCTTAGGGCTTTCACCAAAGCTTGCTGCTAGTGGATTAAAACATATGTCGAAAGGACTAATACGTACAAGCTTTGGTCCTACGTAGTTTACTGCTCGTTCACCATCTTCGTACTCAGTGTAGTCTCTCTCAAACTCTACTGTAGCAAAACAGTTACCGTACTGAATATAGTCATTGATTAGTTTGCTTGTAGTATTAACAAAGTCAGACTGTCTTATCTTGTTTTCCATGTAAGCTTGGATAACATCACGCTTGCTCTTTATGTCTGAGGCTGCATCGTTAGCTTCAAACCTAAACCAACGCTTCTGAGGAAACAATGCTGAGAAATAGTTAGCGTGTAAGTTGTCAGCTATTTGTGTTA